CAGGAACCTGCCCGGATTCTTGGAATACTTTTTTGCGAGCGTCGTGATGCCGTCGATAATCTCCGGCGCGAGCAGACCGGCGACGCCGTAGGTGACCGCCTTCACAAGTGAGCTGACCTCGATCTGCTCAACGATAAACCATGCGAGCGTCGAGACGATGGCCGCCATGATAACGCGCCGCACGCTGTCCCAGATCGTCCCTTGGATCGGGTTGGCCAGTAGGCGAGCAATCATGCCAGCGCCGCCAATCACCGCAGTCAGCCAGCCCGTTTCTTTCCAGAGCTTGGCCACTTCCATGAGGTCTTTGTGCTCGTTCATTTTTTTCGCATCTCCATGATTTTTTCAAGTGTGCGACCGCCGAAATAGAACGACATGATGAGCATGCCCCACTGACCGAGCAGCGAAACGTAAGACTCGTTGGCGTTGTATCCGAAGGCTGACATGCCCGCGAAAATAAAGTAGCCAGCAAGGATTGCCGCGAGCGTCATTGGCCGAATGTTTTTCGACCACCACGAGTCCGAAGCCATGTCCGCTTTGAGGCGGTCGGTCAGGTTGTCTTGCTCGACGCGGTAGGCTTCGAGGTCCGCGTTCATCTTCGCCAGCTCGCCGTTCTGCGCCAGCGCCGTGAGTTCTAGCTGCGCCTTGGCCTTCGCTTCCGGGTCCGGAATCAGCTTGTCGATCAGCTTCGTGCCGATGCCTAGAACTTCAGCGAGTGGAAACATGGGTTATACCTTCTTCGGATTCGTCAAACGACGAAACAGGAAATAAGGCAACCAGACCCATTTTGGAATCTTCGTCACCTTTACGTTAGTGCTTTCAATAAACGGCATCTCTGCATCCCAGAGCTTTACCCTAATAGGCGAGCCGTCTGGCGAGGTGCAGCTAATAATAGACACGTTGCGCGTGGGAGCGCGGCCTCGGCTCCAGTAGTTGTCGTATTGCCCAAGCTCAATCGTGCCCGAGATGCAGCATCCGTAGAGCGAAAGCCCGTCAATGGAGCCTTTGGCCGTGATCGACCCAGCCACCGTGCAATTCTGCACGACGTAGTTTTTGCCGCGCACGAAGTCTATCGAGTCCTCCTGCGAGGCTGGAATGGTGAGACCCGACACGCAGAGGTTCGACACGTTGGAGCCCTTTACGAGATCGTCGTAGTTTTCGGGGTCAAGCGGTGCCTGCCACTCAGCCGCGTTCACTGTTAGCCCGTTGTCGGCGGGTCCAACGTAGCTGCGCCAGTTCGTGTCGGAGGTTCCGGCCATGTTACTCGGCTTTCGGTTCCTTTGGCTTTAACGCCTCGGCAAGCTGCTCCGCGCACTTGCGTAGCAAATCGTGGTCGTCGGCCTTCAATGGGGCTTGGCGAGCGGCTGCGTATAGGTTTTGGAGTGCTTGCTCAGTGCTCATGTTAGGAAGCGGCGAGTTCTTGATGCGCGATGGCCGTAACCGCAGCCGAGACTTCGGCGTAGCTGTAAGTCTTGCCGCCGACGGTGACGGTTTTGTCGCTTAGGAGCGGCCAAGTAACCGTTGTCCAAGGCGACACGAATACCTGCCCATCGATTACGGTTTTTTTCTCAAAAAAAGCAGTGGCGATAGGAGACTCGCCCTGCGGGTCAGTCTGGATGCGTTGTAGCGTGGTGGTGACGATTGGGTCATTCATGGTGGAAAAAATTACGAGGAGACGGCTTTGATTACTGCGAAGTTGAAGACGGGAGCTTCCGAAGTGGTGCCGCCCGTAGTGGCAAAGGAGATACGGAAGGAGCCCGCGCCCACGGCGGTGACGTGCATCATGTAGAGGTCGGTCCCGCTGCGCTGGTTGACGATGATCGTGTCAGTCGCGGCCACGGCGGAATTGGTTACGGTGAAGCTCTGCCACGTCGCGGAGCCTGCGGCGGTGAAAAGCGTGATCGCGCCTGCGACGTTGTTGAGCGTGACGCCAGTGGTGCGCGAGGTGCCTTGCGTGACTGCGCCGCCCGCGCCGGTTGCGTAACCGATGCCGCCCGTTGCGGAGGTGGAGCGGAGCGAGCCCCTTGCCGTCACCGCTCCACCCTTGGCAACAGTGAGTTCGGAGTTCCCGTTGTTAACGAACGTCAGATTGGAACCTCCAGTGGCAGACATCAGCCATGCATCACTTGCGCCTACCGAACGGTCATACACCTGAACTCCTGCGTTTCCACCGAGGCTCGTGACGACGCCGTTAAAATTGCCGGTGCCGCCCGAATGTATGTTGCCCGCAAAACCCGCGCCGCCTGACACGATCAACGCACCGGTCGTCGTGGAGGTGGAGGCGGTGGTGTTTGTGCTGTTGATTAGGCCCGTGGTGTAGAGGCCGGTGGTCGCGTTAATCGCCGTGACAGTAGTGCCGTTCACGGTAAAATTAAACTCCCCGCCCGTTGGGACGTTGGACAGAATCCGCGTGCCAACTCCGTTTGTCCCGATGGCTAACTCGGATGCGCCGGGAAGCGCGCCGGGGCCAGTAAATACGAACCGACTGCCGGTGGAAACAGGCCCGCCGAAGTAGCCCGCCCCCGCATTGCCGAAGCCGCCCGCATTGATTAGACTCCCGGTGGTCGTGGATGTGCTGGCGGTGGTGCCGTTGATTGTTGTTATCGTGGCAGAGTTACCGATTGAGAGCGCACCGCCGTTGGGCTGGATTCCCAGTGCTGTGACCGCCCCGACGTTACTGTATCCGTTGACGAATGGTTGGTTTGTTCCGCTCGTGCCAAGGCCGACGCCATTTGTTTGTCCCGCTCCGCGAACAAAGATCGCAATGGTGTCGCTCAATTCATTCACCTCAAAACGAGCACCCAAGGTGCCTGTTGCAGACCCCACAAGGGTCCGACCAGCAAACGTCGCCGCGCCCGTCGCGCTCGTGAACGTCAACGCGGTGCCGAATGTGCCGGTGCCTAGGGTCAGGTTGGAGGCGGCTGGCGAGGTGAGAGACGCCGAGATTGGCGTCGTGAGCGTCGGTGACGTAGAGAGCACGTTTGAGCCGCTGCCCGTCGAGGTGGTCACGCCTGTGCCGCCAGAAGCCACTGCAATTGGGGTGGAGGCACTAACCGTGGTAAAGGCACCCGTAGATGGGCTAGAAGCCCCAATAGCCGTGTTTGTAATGCCAACGGCGGAATAGTCGGTGCTAACACCAACTACGGCTCCTGTGCGCCCAAACACGCTAGAAACAGCGTCCGTCAAATCTACCTTTTCCCAAGCCGTGCCGTTGCTGATAATCCAGTCACCGACGCCAAACGTAATGCTAAACTGCGTTCCAGCCGTGCTTACAACGTAATAGTCGCCCTTGGTAGAAACCGCAGGCGGGTTGTTTAAGGTTGGATTGTTTGTCGAAGCATTCCATGTCCCTTTGTAATTGACCGGGCCGCTAACAATCAGCGGGGGAGAATAGTTGATGATTTGGTCAAAAATGCCGGACATGGTTAAATGTAGTTGAGTTCGCTAATCGTAAACACGCCCGTTCCGCTTACGGAAATTACCTTGGCGTTTTTTGCCCAGCCCGCGCTCCAGATACCGCTGTTACCATCCTTGAAAATGTGGCCAACGGAAGTAGTGGGAGTAGAGCCATCAATGGTGAGCCGAATATCTGCTCCGTCTAACGTCCAATAGATGTGACTGGTGTTTGGATTGAGGGCCGCGACAATGAAGTTGGTAGCTGTTCCACCAACCGAAAGCGTTCGCATGGATGTTCCGCTAACTGGAAGCACCTGCATTGGTCCGTTAACTATGCGTGAGTTTGACATGGTTAGACAGTAAATGGGGTTGCGTGAACCGAAGCATCCGTAGAAGCAGCGCGAATAAACTTAGCCGCAAGAGCCGTGCTCTTATTCCAAAAAAACGGGGGCGTCAGTTTCTTAAACAAATGACCATTCGTAGCGGTAGGTGTGCTACCATCAAAAGTCACCATAACATCGTCACCCTGAATATCAATTAGGATGTATTTCGTCTTGGACGAAGACCAAACATTCGTAAGAGCAACTGCCGCTGTGCTTACAGCAAGGCGTTCGTCGGCCTCCCCGGTTGGAGACGGATAGAGATTAACAACAAGGGAGTTATTCATTAGCGTGATTGTGTTGAAACGTAGGTAGAAATGCGGCGAAACAAGAAGTTGTTATTGCGCTGATTCTGGGCCTTGCTCAACTCTAGCATAAGGTAGCTCATGGCAATTTGTTCTTCGGCAATAGCCTTGTCAACCTGACCGTCCATACGAAGGAAATCGGCATAGGTAGCGTGAGCTGCATAGTGGAAAAACTCTAGTGGAATATCAACCGCAGCAGTGGTGTATGGACCGGGCCATTCCTTTTTGTAGCCAACCCAAAACCCAAGGTTGCCTGTCGCGTTGTTAATGACTGTCGCGCCATTGCTATCAACGAAGAAGTCGTATTCGTAAGATGGGTTTGTGCCAAATGGATTGGCGTTCCAGATACGGTTGTAGTCCGAGATGTCGTCAATGGCCGCAGGGGACACGGTGGCGGTGCCGCTATACGTCTCAACCCCTGTTCCGGATGCAAGGCTGTAGGTAAATGTGTCGTTACTCAGGTTGGTTGTTTCAATGCTTACAACTGTCTGGGTTCCATTGGGGCTAACCGTTCCGGTGAGCCCTGACACAACAACAGTCATTCCAGCAACAAAGCTGATAGAAGCCGTGCAAACAATTGTAACCGTTGTCCCGTTACGCGAAGCAGACGAGGATGTTCTAACTCCAGCAACATCATCGTATTCACGGGCAATTAAATTATTTGTAGCTGGCCTCACCTGTGCGCCCACGATGTAACGTGGCCACGTAGGGCTGAAGTCATACGCCTCATACAAGCGACGATTGGCCATTGCCAACACTTTCGATTGTTCAAGCACAGTGAACGCATCCACGCCCGAAAGAGCTTGGACAAGTGCTAGCAACTCGGAATATGACTTGTTTTTCATTAAACTCTATTGGGGGAAAGTTCAGGCATCTTCTTGTTGAAGAATCGCATGAAATCTTTGCTGTGAACCGTCTCGTATCCGTATTTCTTCACAAGCCGGAAATACTCACGTCCCGGCATAACACCTATGCACTTCCCTAAACCGGGAACACTCTTGTGGTTTTTCATCACAGAGGCTTGTGCGCGAGCTACATTGGTGCGCTCAAACTCTGTTGCCTTTTCTTCCACAAGACTCTCTTTCACGATGTTGATAATCTCGTTATCAATTTCTTCTTTGGAATAGGTTTTTGGTTTATTGATGATATTCATGCAAAACGAAATTGGCCACCCCAGTTAAGAGGTGGCCAAGTTTAACACAACTAAAAAGTTGGCTTAGGCGAGACTAACCAAGCGGAACTTAAACTTCACCTGACCAGCGGTAAGCTCGTTGAGCGAGTAATCCGTTCCGGTCGAGACGTTGGGGGTGAACTTCAGATCAATGGTGTCGGCTGCGGTGTAAACCTTGCCGTTCTCATTGTCGATGTATGCACCCGTGTCAGCAACGTATGTGATTTCAGTCTGGTCAACGTGCAGGGCCGCAGTTGTCAGAAAGCCATCATCGTCCGTGCCGTCGCCAACAATGACGTTCAGCTCATCGCCGCCGCCACTGTCGTCGAACGCAGTCACCAGATAGGCCGAGACATCCGTAACCATAGTTCCGGCTGGAATGGCATACGTGAATGTCTTGGTTGCGTTGTCAGCCAAAGTGCCAGCATTGGCAACCGAGAAGGCTGTGAAGTCGATAACAAGCTCGTCGGTCATCCCGAACGCGCTTTCATTTACTGTGAGTTTAGGCATATTGGTATTCCTTTCGTTGGATTATGTGAGGGCAGTGATCTTGCCGTGAGCACCGGGGTGTTTCACGATGAGAGTCAAGGCGCAGTCAACGTAGCCGCGTTCGCCACCACCAAGGTTAGGGAGACGGGTCGAGCCAGTTGGGATGAGTTCAGCAATGCCGTAATACTCGGGATTAACCAAGTAGCCGGTGTCCTTGTTGGTCGTATCTGGAGCGCAGTCAGGATTCATGTTGACGATGGACACGATGCCGTGGTCGGACTCGTAGAGTTCAACCGACAGCTTAATAGACGCCTCGCCGCCATCATAGCTAACTTTGCGAACCGAGTAGTCCGAGCTACCCGAGGTGCGAGCAAAGTCGCTGATAACGCGACGGAGCGATGTGTCGGCAACAAGCGTCAAACCGTTGCTCATGCCAGTAACGCGGAAGATGCTGGTGATGAGATTGTTGAAAACGGTTTCCGTGAAGGTCGTGCCGGTGCTCTGAATCGAACCCGCTGGGGTGCGATAGGCCGCTGGAACGTCTGCCGGACCTGCGCTATCAATCCAGTCGCCAAGACCACGAAGGCCGTATGGCGTGCCCGCGCCGTCCTCAATCGAACGGTCGTTGTTAGAGCAGAGAGTAGCCTCGATGTCGCGCTTGATTTCGCGCACCGATTTTGCCTCAGCTTGGGCAATCTTTGCTGGACCAACGCTGTCAACAGCGTTCTGCAAATCGCTAACCATGTAGTCGCGGCGGAACTTTTGGATATAGTTACCGAGGCGAGCGCGGTTGGAGAATTTGTCCGTGAATGAGGTAACGTCTGCACCTTCTGCAACGCCCGTTGTGGTGGGGGCAGCAAGGCTATCGACAGTCCACTCAACGTAGGTAGCGGTAGCTTTGGATTTAGAGGCGGACGAAAGAACTGGTGTCTCCTCGGGAGCGAGGATTGTCAGAACGTCTGTGAGGTCTTCGCGGTTAGAAACAGCGGCACCGGGATTAGTTGTATCGTAGGTATTAGAAAAGGCCATATTATTAAAAGTTTACTTGCGTTTAGTTTTTTGAAGGGTGCGGAAGGCAATATAGTCGCCTATGCTTCCTGAGTCCATAAGGCGCGTTCGAGCGTCTTTCACGGCCTTTTCGCCCTTCACTACTGGCCGCTCATTAGGTGCGGCATATAGATCGGGACTACCGGGCGGATTGACCTTGTGACCGGGCTTATCAAGACTGATGAGTTTGCGGCCATACAACGAGTTAGCGGCGTGCGCCAACAAGTATGGGAGTTGAGGAGCAATTTCCGGCATCACATCCTCAATGTTTTTGAGGCGTGGGTCGGACATCATTGCTTGGTATTGGCGACGAACATCGTTGTCCTCTTGCGAAGACAGCCAATCCAACTCTTTTGTAGCTTGGTTCTGAAAGGCGGAACGTAGCGACTTGCGCTGTTCCTTGGCGTTCAACTCTTTTTGCTGGGCGGGAAGATATTTGTCCCGTGCTTTTCTTGCACGACGCAAATGATCTTTTACCTCAGCTTTGGTAAGGTCTTTGCCATCCACACTGGCGGCAATATCCTCGTATCCAAGAGTCTCAGCTTTATCAAGAACATCCTCAGCCCACTCAATAACTTCGTTAACTTGCTCAGATTGTTTACTGAGTTCGTCCGCAGTTTTGATGTGTTCGTAGGGGTTGTTCTCAACCTTTGGCTCAAGGGCGGTTTTATTGCTCTGCTGTTGGAGATAGGACTCCATTTGCGCCATGCGTTCCTCAGCCATTTTTCGTTTGGCCGTAAGTTCCGCAATGCGTTTAAGCAGACCAGATTTACCCTTTTGAGCAAGCTCGGCAATGTCATCATCTGACAATTCCGTTAGGTCAAGTTGTGAAAGAACATCCTTGCCTTTGGTGTTGGTTGAATCCTGAGCTTCGCCACCTTCCTGTGGGTCTGGCGATTCAGTATTTTCCTCTTCCGCTGGCGCGGCCTTAATAGTGGGCTCTTCGACAATCTCTTGCTTCTGTGTTACAGGAGCCGGAGGCTTGGCTTTAAGCTCACCCAAACGACGAACAGCATATTCATTCATCGTGATGTTAGACTTATCATTACTCACTGTTGATTTATCGTCCCCAGCGGCGGACGGTGCGACATTAGACATATTATTGTTTTCCGCTGACTTTACGCCACAGCGATTGCGTGGGGCCATCATAGCAAAGATTTTGTTTGCTATTTTGCGACTAGGCATGGAGAAACATTAAACGCCCTTGTAGCTCAGTGGTAGAGCACCAGTTTTGTAAACTGGCTGTCGTAGGTTCAATCCCTATCGGGGGCTCCACTATCTCCCCATCCGTCGCAGCTGGATGGTGTTGAAGCCACCAGCTACGAGGATTTCGTCGCATTGGAGAATACGTCCGCTAATCTGCTGAATCCTATCAGCACTTACGTCATGAAGCTGTTGAATAAGAGCTTCGCGTGTGCTGTGAATTTCTTCAAGGAAATCAACAAAGGTTTCGTTGTGCGAAAGCTGTTCTAGTTTTTTAATGTCCATGAATTAGTATTGTTGTGGGCCGGGGGCCATACCAGAAGGAGCCTGCTGCATACCTTGTGTTTGCATTCCGCCCATTTCGGCGGGAGCCGTGCCAATACGACCAATCTCAGCGTTCTGAGTTTGCTGCATTTGGAACTGGTATTGCTGGGCATACTTCTGGAAGCGAGCCGCAAATGCCTTATCCTGCTGTAAACGCTGCATAACGTCAGGCTGCTGGCTGTATTGCTGGAGAACTTGCATGGCGATTTGAGCACCATTAGGACGTGCGCCCACCTCAATGCCAGCGTAAATCTTAGACAAGTCATCTGTGACCTGTTTGACCACTTGCTCTTGAGCTTGCTCGCGTGGACGCAGGATAGCGTCCGCAATGACTGGATTGATGGCTGAGCCGCTAATTTCAAGCAAGGCATCAACGTCAATTCGGCCATTTCTATCAAGCTGCATCAATTGAACAAACTGGCCAAGTTGTGTCTCCACGTTGTCTGGGTCGTTGTGCAGAACGTCGTAGTTGATGATGATGTCAAAGTTCTCGTTAGGGTCTCCCTTGCTAAACTTCTGTGGGTCGGAAACGCCTGTTACGCGGAAGAACACTTGATCTGGGCCAAAGCGTTGATAGCACTTGTATGACAGGCGCAGAACGTCCCTAACGTGAGTCAGGAACTTATCCACGAAATACTGCTGTTGAATTGTGGACAATGGATTACCAACATCCAAACCAATTAGCTTGTCGGCTTGCGTAAGCAGGGTGTTTTCCATTTCCACCGAGCCGGGATTGTATTGCGGCGTTGGGCCGTAACGAATCTCCCCTTGGCGGCGATAGGGAAGGAGCCCACCGGGACGAATATCGCTAGGCGGGAAGCCCATTGGATGCTCAATCCACGGAAGGGTAGCAAGCGAGTTGCGGTCTGTGCGGCTATCGCGCTCCACCTTTGTTTGCCACTGGATGCCCTTGAGTAAATCAGCAAAACTTTGAAGATCGTAGAGACGTTTGTTGTCCTCGCTAATCTTTGTTACAACAAATGGGTAGTCTTCGTAGCCGTTTAGAAGCTCATGCTTTGCATAATCTTCTACGTTTTGCTTACCAATTACGTTTCTATGGAAAACGGTGCAATAAATACCCTCTGCGTTGTCCTCATCAACTAGGCGTTGATAGCAATAAATCACTTCAAACAACTCACTGGCGTCATACGTCGTAGATTTGTAAGTAAAATTGGTGTTGTTGTTATTGTTGTTGATTGGGTCGCCTTCTTCGCCGCAATTTTCAATGACATAATCAACCCAGCTTTCATCCCAACCCTCTGTTGCAATTTTATTCTTGAGCTGCTGGGCACTCATCAACACGCGCCAGAAACAATAGGGAACTTTCTGTGGGTCAGTGGTGTAGGACGGAAACAGAACATCTCCATCGGGAGCAATGGCTTGAACCATTGGGCAATCTACGCTGCGCCGAATGATGGGAAACTCAGCATTACCAGTCTTCCGCAAATCATTCAATGCACGCTTGGCTTTCTTGTCAGTCATTCCATTGAATTGACCTTTCAAAAGCTCAACCAATTGGTCGTCGGACTTTTTCTCCAAGATGGCTTTAACCAAATCGGGACTAACTTGCTGAAGCTGATCTAGTGTGAGCTTCTGCTTGAAGATGCGGTCTTCCTTTTGCCAGCCCACATAGGTAATCATGATGCCACGCTCAAGGAGGTAGTTGGCCCCAAGTTCCATTTGCCGTTTGAACTGAGGAATATAACTAGCCACCATCCACTTTAGGAACGCACTTGTAACGCGGGCGCGGCCAATGTCGCCAGACTCAACCGGATAGGCGCGAATGTTAGCGCGGTTGAGCGAAGACATGAACATCGCCACATAGCGATTGATGCGCTCGTTAATGACATGGGCCTCCTGATCGGATGCACCTTTCCACGGGAAGGCATCGCTTCCGCCCTTGCGTAAATCCTCGGACTTCCCTGCCCACAAGTTGCGCCGATTATCATAGGCGTCAGCACACTGGTCAAAATAGAAATTGAGATCGGTGGTAGTGCGTTCATACGCATTACGGATAGCCATAACATTTGGCTTATCCTGAACGTAAATAAGTGCTTCTTGATTATCGTTTTCCATTTAGATTTTGTCCAATAGCGCGAATGATGCGGTAGGCTGCACCCTTATCAATTGCTACTTTGTCCGCTAGGACAGCAGCTTCAATTGGTTGGTATTCAGCGTGAAGTGTTCGTTGCAAAATTTCAAAACCCAACAGACGATCAATCTGTTCGTCCTGCCACTTACGGTCCAATGTAATATCAATCTCCAAGCATTTCATGGCGATAGGTAGTTCCACCGGATGAGTCTGTAATTGCGTCAACATTTATTCGTTTGCCCAACAGCTTACCACGGAGTTTGCGAGGGATTGCAACAGGCACCTTGCCTTCATGCCCCTCTAGCTTTGCGTAAACCCATCGTGGATTGCGGGCTTCCATCAACACCGTTGCCCTAATTTTGTTTGGAACAGCAAGCGGAGCCTCAAGCGATAGCTCAATTAACTCTACGGCTTCTTCGGTGAGGTAGGTGTTCTTTCCGTAACCGGAGTAGTGCAGCCCCTCCTTTAGTTTTGCCGACTTAATTTTAAGCAGCTCGTTAACTGTCTTGCCCAGCCTGTCGGCTAGCGTGATGATTTTTACTTTAGCCATTAGTATCCGCTCTTTCGTTTTGGTTGTTGTATTGTCTTATCCATCCAGCGTATGCCGTCAATGCACGCATAGCGGATAACGTCTATCGGGTCTTTCCATGCTTCATCCGTTCCGCCGTCTCCCGTGTATTCCTGAAGGGCAGTGATGATGTTCTGGCAATTCTCTGAGACATAGAATCGTGGGCGGTTGAGACTATCCATTTTGGCCTTACGATTGTAGGCCATCTTGCTTTGAATAGCTTGAATGCCGTCCTCAATGTCGAGACCGGGAGCAGGATTGAATGTAAGTCCGTTGTCTGCCAAGTCTTCAATGATCGAACTTGCCCCGTTCTGTGATTGATACTTGGCTGCGCCAAGGCGCGGGTCAATGAGCCTGTCCAGTATCTCTTCCTTCTCATCCGACTCCGACCGGATAATTAGGTCAACGTAGTTCTTAATGCCGTAGCCAAGCCCCTTGCTGCCGTCTCCACCTATCCATCGTCCTCCATGCCACTTGGCCCAATCACCTACGTTCACATCCGGCCACTCACGATAGACGTAGTAGGTCTCGCTCTCGTCTACGGCTATCCAACACATGAACCAGTTCTTGCGCCCAGCCGGGTCTAGGACCATGTAGCGTGTTACGTTTTCACGCGGTATCTTATCATGGGGTATGACGTTAACCTCCCTAGAGAACATAGGGAACCTAGTGGACGCACTCTTGGTCGGAACCCCGTAGGCTCGCGTTAGGATTTCTTCTTCACCACGGCCTTGTAAGTCCTGAGCAATACGATCATAACCGCCAAACGGATT